ATTAAATGAAGCGCTATGTTCGTAATTATATCCGACAACTTTTCTACTTCTAAATGTCTTTTCGTTCTCAAGATACTCTTTTAGTTCATCTTTGAGTGAAGTGTAACTTTCTCTTTTTACTTTTTGATTTATAACTCTTTCAAAATCGATTGTTTTATTGGTATATTCTCCTTCAGAAAAATATCTATCTTTAGGTGACCTACCAGTAAATTTACCTGTATTAAAATACAGTAAATCGTCTTTGGTGGTTTTCATTCCTCTTTCCTTCGCAAGGGTCATTAATTGCTCAGTAGTTTCGTAATAAACCATTTTTTTTAATTTGTTAATTCATCAACCTGTATTTTAAGTTGTTGTTGTTCCAACTGATAATCTTTAATTCTTTGTTTAGCAACTTCACAATAGTTTTTTGAGATATCAATTCCTATCCATTTTCTACCTAACATTTCGGCAGCTAAACAAGTTGTACCTGACCCATTGAATGGGTCGAGTATTATATCTTCTTTATAAGAAAGTATTTTAATCGCTCTGTACGGTATATCTAAAGAGAATGTTGCCTTTGTTTTTTGTTTGGTGTCGGCAAAGTAATTCCACTGTCCAAAAACTAATGACATAAAATCTTTCTTGTCTTTATCTTCGTAAACAAGTTTCTTTCTCATCCCACCTTTTTTAGTGTCTTCCACCATTTGGTACTCCCCTTTCCATTGTGGTGTTCCTTTCACTTTCTTTTTATGTAACTTTTTATAGGCTAATATTACACACTCCTTAGGATTATAAATATATGGTGAAGACGGACTCATCCAACTTCCCCAAGCAGTTGTCTTACTTCTGTGTGGTGAACTCTCTTCAAGGTCTACAATACCAAAGAAACCAAATCCAATTTCTTTCATAATCATCCACATCTCAGCGGAAAAATATATTCTACCACCTTTATCCTGACGATTAATTTCGTATGGAATATTAATAGCAATTCTACCGTCATCTTTCAATACACGATATGCTTGTGACATCCATTCTTTCGCAAATACCTTATACTCTTCAAAGTATTTATCATCATCCCAACTATCGTATTCGATTCCAACACCATATGGTGGAGATGTAACTATTAAATCAATCGTCCCTTCCTCCATCTTCTCCATCTTCTCGATAGAGTCTGAGGTATAAATCGTGTTTGTTTTTGTGTTCATGTTTTATATTTTCTATTCTTCTATTTAAGTACCATAAAGCCTTTTCTAAGTCTTGTAAAGGTGGGTTGTCATCTTTTTTTCCACTACGTCCAATGTATTTTAAAACATTAAATAGGTACGCATCTTTATCAATTCCCCATGCTTCAGCGACTTTAACAACCTCATAAGGATTGTCTTCACCTCCGTAGTGAGAAGGATGATTCACATGTTCTTTCATTTTTCTAATAAATTTTTTATTTCTTCTTCAATTAAAATTGCCTGACTATAATATTCATCAGACTTTTTTCTATCAATACTTCCGTACTTATAAGATAATTCAAATAATTTATCCCTTTTTTTATTTAGTCTTTTTAATTTTATATTTTTAAAAATACTCATATTATTTAGTTTCGTATTTTTTTCTTTTATTTTCCTTCCTCAACTTTCTCTTTTTCTTATCTGACATAGCGTCAGTTTCAGTATTTAAATCATTAACAGGTTTTTTATTTTTACCTTCTTTCCAAAGGTTTTTAGGGCAGTATTCCCATCCGAACTTAACAAGGTGCATAGCCTCTTTATCTGAGACTCTCTTTATCTCACTATTTCTCTTAATTGTTTTCATAATGTTTAAGATTTTCTTTTATTTCATTTATTGGTTTTTTGTCTGTGAACATTTTGTAGAACTCATGTGACCAGTCATCACCAAAAATTAGTGCGTCTGAGTTGAACAAGTTTTCCATATAATTGTCCTCAGTAATTTCAATTATTTCTTTCGTTATAAATCGTTTATTGAAACCCATTTTAAATCTGAATTAAGTTTTACTGATACTATGTGTTCTTTATCCCATTCGTTTGGTGAAATTAAAGATAAGAACTTTTCTTTGTTATTTCCATAGTATAAATGATATATGTTACCAACAACAGGTTCAAAGGAATATGTTGAGTTGTATATCACATCGTTTAGGTTTACTTCATCAACTAATTTATTGTACTTTTCTACGATTTGTTCAAATTCTGATTTGAATATTTTCTGTAGTTTGTTTGCACCTTGTTGCTTAAACAAGTCAATATCGTCAATCTCAATCTTTGGTCCTGATATACTTGAAGCGTAAGGTAAGATGTTTGCGTGAAACTTCTCGTTCTCCTCATCCCACACAATGTGGTCGGGATATCTACTTTTCTTTGACATTAGTTTCTTTCAACTTATCTAATTTGATAGTCTGCGTAATATAATTAATCACTTTTCTCTTTATAATCGATAGTAGGCAACCCTCTAATGGAAATTCACTGTCAAACTTCGCCTCAAAAATTAATGAACGTTTAGTAAGTTTCTTTTTTATTTCTTCACCTCTTTCAATTAAAGTGAATACACATTTTCTTTCATTATACTTGGGGTGTATCTTTCTTATATTAAATTTATATAGGAATTTTTCACCTTTATAACTAAACCTTAAATAACCCTTTGTTGAATTATTTTTGGTGAATTTGAAGTCTTTGTTCGTGTTTTGTATTAAAACTGATTCAAATACAATTGCCCAAATAGATTTAGCAATTAAAAAGTAATCTTTGAGTCTATTGTTAGCATCTTTAGATATTTTAACAATCTCTGACAACTCATTATTCTCAAAACCTGATAGGTCTCTGTATACAATATTAGCTAGTAATATTTCATCGTCCACATCTTCGGGTTCATTCTTCAAATCTATTCTCTTTAACTTATTTGAAATTGCGTTGAGATTTGCTAAGTGTAATGTTAATTCCTGAAAAGTAGGATATAAATGAAAGGTATCTAATTCCTTATCTATTTTAGAAATATAGTCTAGTAGAACATATTCTTTATGTTCCATATCTATAGGGTCTTTTAAAATCCAATCTAAAGGTAATCTCATTATTAAATAATATACCTTAAGAATAAAAAAAGTTTTTAATTAATCAATTAATCCACACGGAAAACATAATACTCAACACCATCAATTCTAATATCGTATTCCACACCATCATAATGTGATATATTATGACCCACACCATCTATATCTACAGCATCTTCAATAACAGCTTCTTTATCTATAAAAGATTCTAAGTCTAAGTCGTATTCTTGAATGTATTGTTGTGGATTTCTACGGACATCATCTAAATAATCGTTAAGTTTTTCTTCTATCATCTCCTCTGTTGGTTCTCCCTCAGGGTTTTCTACTATCTCGTCTCTCTCTTCTTCCAACTCTTCTATTTTGTCATAAACCTCACCCCTTTCATCACTACTATATGGGTGTGAGTCTGTGTCTCTAGTCTTTCTATAAAGTTCTTCTATCTCTTGGTCTAACTCCTCATATCTTTTCTTTTGTTCATCCGATAAAGGTAAATCTTCTGACTCGAAAACATCTTCCCATTCATCTCTTATATAATCATCATACCAAGATTCAAAATATCTCACAACCTCATCAACATCTAAATGATTCATTAAGAAATCATCATTAAATGATTCTATCAATCCCATATCATCAACTAATTCTGTAACTCTCATTTTAGCTAATCCATAAACATCATCCCATTCACCTACAATATATTCACTGTCAGTTTCATTCTCTCCCATCCATTTAAACGCCATAATTTCACCAGGATAAAATGATTCTGTTTCTGGTATTAAATTATATACATCCTCATCTTCACCAATTTCATTTACTAACCACTCGTTTCTTAAACCACTCATAACAGCATTTGCCTTCCTTCCTATATCATCTAATTCGTTGGTTTCAGGATTCCACGCATCTCGTTCTCTTATATCGTCCATCTGTCTAAGTAACCTTTCTCTTCTCCTTCTCTCATCTCTCCGAGTACGTCTTTGTAACTCTTGTTTTGCTTTAATTTCGTCTTTAAATAACTCAATATCGTCAGCATATTCTGTCGACATATATCTTTGTATCACATTATTAATCTTATCAAATTCAGGTGTTCCTAAAATCCAACCAGAATTAAATGATTGGTCAGGAGCATCAAAGAAAGTTTGTCTTCCGTCATATTTTTGTAACATAGCGACTTTATAGAACCTACTACCTGATTTAGCTTTTTTATCTAAAAAATAAAATAATTTACCATCTCTATTGTAAGACATAAAGTGTGCATCACTACTCTTAGCTGCGGTACACCATTTACTACCCGCACCATAGTAACAACTAGCCTCATGTGTCTTTGGTATTATGACGGTGAACCTATCGTCTTCATATACGACATCCGCTCCCTCAATCTGTTTTACGTCTCTCCTTACTTTGTTTTCGTGTTTTTCAATAGCATCTACAATATCCTTTAAAGACTCATATTGGTTAATATCTTTTTCTTCTAAGTTTTTTTGATATTTAATAAACTTTTCAATCGCAATCTTAGCCTTCATCAAATCGTCATTGACCGATTCAGGTGAAATTACTTTACCAAGAAAGTTTAAAAATTTTTGGTTGGACGAAATATCTCTAGATAATAAAAAT